ACAGAATCAATTGGTAGCATTTGATCCAAATTCCCAAACCATGGTCATGAGTGAATTTCAATTGATAGAGGTATTTAGAAATAGATACTATCATACCCCGTTGCCGATTGGTCGTTGTGTGGCCAGTAGTTTTGAACACTCGTCGATCAAAGACTGGAACACTGAAAAGAGTTGGTTCGAGCAACAACTGCTGGTGCCTGAGCAACACTGGAAATCACTAGAAAATTTTGGAAAACATCATGTCTAGACTTTTTACACTTGGGTGTAGTTTTACACAATACTGGCGCTGGCCTACCTGGGCAGATGCTCTGGGTCGAGAATTTGACCACTTTGAAAATTGGGGCTTGTGTGGCGCTGGCAACAGCTACATACTCTGGAGCCTGATTGAATGTAACCAACGCAACCAGTTGAATTCTGATGACCAAGTCTGGATCATGTGGACCAATACCAGCAGAGAAGATCGTTATGTTGGTGAGCGTTGGCTAGAAGGTGGCAATGTGTATTGGTCAGCAGGCAGCTCGCTGCCTGCTGAATATGTAAAGAAGTTTGCATGCGAACGTGGGTATCTGATCAGAGACCTGGCCAATATTGCAGCAGCCAAGCAGCTACTGGATCACTGGGGTTGCAAATACAAATTTTTGAGCATGGTTCCTTTTGCACATACCAATGAACACAATGGGCTGGGCTACAACCCCGACGATGCCAAACAAGAAAATCAAGACGTCCAAGAACTTTACAAAAACATTTTGGATCTGATTGGACCCAGTGTGCTAGACACAGTGTTTGACGGTGCCTGGAAATCACGCCCTGGTATCAAATGCAACTTTGATCCAAAGCAAAGAGACTTTCATCCCACCCCTGCAGAGCATGTGGAGTATTTGCAAAAAGTTGCACCAGGTCTACTGAGTCAATCTACTCTGGATTGGATGGCAGTATGCAATCAACAAGCAACAGATCACCTGCTGGAATGGCGAGAGCCCAATAGACCGCGGAGACTATAATGGATTTTGTTACCACAGGCCCGGGCCAATATCGGGTGCAGCATGACAGTTGGATGGACGGTGGCGGCACCTGGTTTGGGCAAGAATACATAGATATTGTTCAACAGCGTTATTCCGGCCAGACATTTGAACGCTGCTATGAATGGTGCGCTGGACCAGCTTTCATAGGATTCAGTTTGTTGGATCATGGGCTGTGCAGCAGTCTGTGTGTGAGCGACATCTATCCTGATGCAATTGCGCGAGTGCAGGAAACTGCGAAAATGCATCAATTGACAAACGTCAGTGCCTACTCAACAGGCACAGTTGGGGGATTACCTGATCATGAAATGTTCAATCTGGTTGTGGCTAATCCTCCACATTTCCTCGCATGTCCTGGGAATGATCATTATCAACGTATAGCGGTGGATCAGGGTTGGCTGGCGCACCAGGAGTTTTTCAAAAACATTGGACAGCACCTGGCATCTAATGGTGTTATTCTGCTTCAGGAGAATCAAGCCGGCTCCTTGAATCGAGAAAAAGACTTTGTGGCATACATAGAATCTGCTGGTCTGGAGATCACAGAGGTTTTTGATAGCCCGAAACACTACACCCCCGACCACTACACTCAAATCTACTACATAGAAATCCGGCAAAAATAATTTGTCTTTTGTGTTGACTCAACTAAATAAAACAAAGAAGTGTGTGTAGTAGCATGCTCTTCCGTAAGCAACTAGATAGGCAAAGTTCGCTACCTTTGGTGGTAGGAAACACAGACAAGCTGTGTTATAATAACTTGTAGGCAGCATTTAAGTAGATCTTAAATTTTTAAATCATATTAACGCACAAGAAAGGCAACACAATATGGCATCACTAGCAGACATCCGAGCACGGCTACAGGCCGCAGACAGCAACAAAGGTGGACAATCCACTGGCGGCGGCGACCGATCAATCTACCCTCACTGGAACATGGAAGAAGGCAAAGAAGCTGTACTTCGTTTCCTGCCAGACGGTAACACAAAAAACACATTCTTTTGGGCAGAGCGAGCAATGATTCGACTGCCATTCAATGGTGTCAAAGGTGAGATGGATTCCAAACAGGTCATGGTTCAAGTACCCTGCGTTGAGATGTGGGGCGATGCTTGCCCAATCTTGGCAGAAGTACGCACCTGGTTCAAGGACAAGAGCCTTGAAGACATGGGTCGCAAGTACTGGAAAAAGCGCAGTTACATTTTCCAGGGATTCGTGCGTGAGAATCCCATTGGCGATGACAAAACACCGGACAATCCTATTCGCAAGTTCATCATTGGACCTCAGTTGTTTACCTTGATCAAGGGTGCCTTGATGGATCCTGAGTTGGAAGAATTGCCAACTGACATGCTGCGTGGCCTGGATTTCCGTATTGCTAAAACATCCAAAGGTGGATACGCAGACTACAACACATCAAAGTGGGCTCGTAAAGAATCCGCCTTGACCGAAGCTGAACAAGCTGCTGTGTCTGCACATGGTCTGTATGATCTCAGCACATTCTTGCCCAAGAAGCCCAGTGCAGTTGAGCTCAAGGTAATCAAGGAAATGTTTGAAGCATCAGTAGATGGACAGCCCTACGATACAGAGCGTTGGGGTCAGTACTTCCGCCCTGCTGGTGTGAACGCACCTGCTGGCGCAGCCGCTGAAGACTCTCCTGCTCCTGCTGCACGTTCGGCACCTGCACCGGTAGCACGTTCGGCACCTGCTCCAGCAGAAAACTTTGACGACGAGGTTGATGCAGCTGAAAAATCTTTTGCTACTGCACCTGTTGCTGCTCCAAAACCAGCACAGAAAGCCGAAGACATCTTGGCCATGATTCGTTCACGTCAAAACAAGTAATCTGACGTTACACACAGGGGCAATCCCTGTGTGTTTCTATATGTATAAAGGAAAAAACGAATGGCAAAAGCATTTGACGTAAGCAAGTTCCGCAAGGAAATTACAAAAAGCATTGAAGGACTCAGCATTGGTTTCAATGATCCCACAGACTGGGTCAGCACAGGAAACTTTGCACTGAACTACCTGATCTCTGGAGACTTCAACAAGGGCATTCCGCTGGGCAAGGTCACAGTGTTTGCCGGCGAATCTGGCGCAGGTAAAAGTTATATCTGCTCAGGCAACATTATCAAGAATGCACAAGAACAAGGCATCTATGTGGTCTTGGTCGACAGCGAAAACGCACTGGACGAAGCCTGGCTCAAGGCCCTGGGTGTGGATACCAGCCAAGACAAACTGCTGAAACTCAGCATGGCCATGATTGATGATGTGGCCAAAACAATCTCAACATTCATGCAGGACTACAAGGCCCTGCCTGAAGGTGAACGCCCCAAGGTCATGTTTGTGATTGACAGTCTAGGCATGTTGTTGACACCCACAGACGTTAACCAGTTTGAAGCAGGTGAAATGAAAGGTGACCTGGGTCGCAAGCCCAAAGCACTCACAGCCCTGGTTCGTAACTGTGTCAACATGTTTGGCAGCTACAATGTGGGCCTGGTGTGTACCAATCACACCTACGCAAGTCAGGACATGTTTGACCCAGATGACAAGATCTCGGGTGGTCAGGGATTTATCTATGCCAGCTCAATCGTTGTGGCCATGAAGAAACTCAAGCTCAAAGAAGACGAGGATGGCAACAAGGTATCAGAAGTCAACGGTATCCGTGCATCATGCAAGATCATGAAAACACGTTATTCAAAACCTTTTGAAGGTGTGCAGGTCAAGATTCCCTATACCACAGGCATGAGTCCGTACTCGGGCCTGACCGACCTGGCTGAGAAAAAAGGTATCCTTAAAAAGGATGGCAATAGACTGGCATTCACCATGCAGGACACAGGTGAAATTATCAAGTACTTCCGTAAAGCCTGGGAAGCCAACGAAGATGGATGTCTTGACAAGGTCATGGCAGATTTTGCCAAGATCAAAGATGAGGTTGCTGTAGTAGAAGAAGGAGATGCAGAATGAGCGAGACAGTAGCAAGTGAGATTTGGGGAGAACTCAAGCGTTATATCAACACTGTGGATCGTGACGAGGCAGCAGAGTCCGTGGTTGCGATCCTGATTGATCATGATTCAGATGTGGATGATATTCGTGCTGCTTTCAAGACTGATGTGGATATCAAACGTGCGCTCACTGCTTATCTTGACAACGATCGAGACTACGTGGATCCCGAAGATGAAGATCCTGAAGAGGACAGCGACACCACCGAAGATGACGACTGGGAAAACTAATGTGGTATAGTCAAGTGGCCGCGGATCTGGGCAAGATCCCGGATTTCATGGCACACTATGACCGTGAGCTCCTGGATGCCAAGCGAGATTGCCGAATTGGCGGCATCGTTGAGAACAACATCAAACTACTTCCGGGCATAACCGAGCAGAGATTTTATCAGCTTCAGGAAGTGGAAGCTGTGCTGAATCTGCTGAACATACAGTTAAAGAAGATACGTCGCCGACATTTTCAAAAGTATCTGGAAGGTTATGCTCGTGCTCTCAGCAGTAGAGATGCTGAAAAATATGTGGACGGCGAAGATGAAGTGATCGACTTTGAAACCATTATCAATGAAGTGGCCCTGCTGCGTAATCGCTGGCTGGGTGTGATGAAGGCACTAGAAAGCAAGAACTTCATGCTGGGCCACATTGTTAGACTTAGAGCAGCCGGTATGGAAGATATTCAAGTTTAAAAAAACTAAGCCACTAGTCGCGCATGTTTAAATACAGGTATGAAAATTGTACTTGTTACCGGGGGATTTGATCCCTTACATTCTGGGCATATCTCCTATCTGGTAGCCGCCCGTCAACTTGGTGATCGACTAGTGGTAGGAGTAAATTCTGACACATGGTTGCGCCGTAAAAAAGGCCGACCGTTTATGCCTGCCACTGAACGTGTGGCTGTGATAGAAAATTTACGCATGGTGGATCACTGTATCCTGTTCAACGACGATGACGGATCTGGAATTGAAGCCATTCGCAATGTGCAGATGCTGTATCCCAGAGATGAAATAATCTTTGCCAATGGTGGCGATCGAACAGCAGCCAACATTCCTGAGATGGCAGTGAAAGATGTTGTGTTTAAATTTGGCGTGGGCGGTGACGACAAAAAGAACAGCAGCAGCTGGATTCTTGAAGAATGGAAAAAGCCCAGGACTGATCGTGCCTGGGGTTACTATCGTGTGCTGCACGAAG